CAATTTTTACTAAATCACCAGCATTAATTTCTTTCTTTTTAGACATTAAATCTTACTCCATATTTCATCAAACATACACATTCTTGTGCTTGTTTTGTCAACTGGTATTTTTTCTCTACCTTTTTCTATCACCTTATGAACTTCATAAATGAACTGTGAATCTAATAATTCAACCACTTTACCTGTGGCAACTCTATCAAATGTAGGTTCAGAGTGTTCAATCATATCATTCACTTCTGGTTTAGCCATCTGCCATACCTTTGTGTTTTACATAACCCTTTTTAAATTCTTTTTTTCTGTCTTTTTCAACTTTTGATTTACAGAATTTTTTTAAATATTTTTGTACAAAATTTCTCATTTTCATAATACTAACCTATAAAAGTAGGGATTAACTAATCCATAAGTTAATCCCCTGTGTATAATCTATTAAATTGGTTATATCACAACACTATTTATACTATGGTGTCTTTCAAATTATACTTCTTAACCACTTTTTCCTTTTGAATATCTTTTGATGACCTTCTAGAAAATCTATCTGCAAGAGGTGTATTTGGATTTTTGTCTGCAATTTTCTGTAAAGTTTCTTTCATTCCACCATCCATTTTTTTAATAATATGGTCACCTACAAAATGTGGTGCAGTAAACACTGGTTTGACTTGTGGATTATTTTTTAGATAATCATCTTTTTCAGAGATTTTCATCATCTCATCATACTGTTCACCAGTTTCTATTATTTCAAATGTATATGTTGGCATTATTTTCCTTTTGGATATTCATTTTCACCTAATTCTATTTCATTAAGTAATGATTCTAATTCTTCTATAGATTCAAAAAATGTATCACAATTTTTTTCCATAGAATTAATTCTTTGATTTTGTTCTTCTACAGTTTTTTCTAAATTTTTAACTGTCATTTTCAGATACTCAATATCTTCTGCTTGTTCTTTACTATTATATACTTCCATACCATTCTGGCCTCGTTCTATTTTTCCAATTAGCAAATCCATTCTTTTCATTTATATAATAATTTTTATATGCCTGAATTGGATTTCCTATCACCTTACAATATTCTGGCATTGCTTGAGGTAATTCTGTCAACCCAATGTCTTTAATATTGTCTGGTGCCCTAAGTAGACTAATAGATGGTTTCGATGCACCATGTATTTTTCCATATCTATATGTATACTCTGCTAGACAAGCCATGTAAATCTGGTACATCAAACGATAATTTGATTTACTTTCACGCACCCACACATTACAAGGATGATTCACATGACTTGCTTTATAAAGTATATCTTCCCTATTATCAGGTAGTTTCCACCTTTTAATTCTATGATTATTTTTTGTTCTATCTTCGTACAATTCACCATCTAAAAATCTATGTGCAGTAGATAGTAATTGTGCATATTCTGTTGCCATTTTTACAACATGTTTATCAACATGCCATTTGATATTCTGTATTGGGTCTTCATGTAGATAAAAGATATTCATTCATCAACTCCTTTACTTTAAATAGATTCTTATACTCTAATACACTATCTGTCATACTGTCAATAGCCTCTTTAATTAGTCCAAAATCAGTCTTTAATACCTCTTTTAGAGGATATGTATCAACATGTATTAGAAAGACTGCTGTGGTCCCCTCTGTGACTGTCATAGTCCTTTCATGTTCTACTCTAAATGTCAAATTATCTAGTGAATCAAACTCTGGTTTCTCATATAATGGATGATTACTATAACCATCTAATGATGATATACCCCAAGTATATCTATGATAAGATTGTCCACTTGTCATGGCTCTCATGATGCCATCAGATGCACGAAGTAATGCCTCGTTATCTGCAATAGGTTCATGCAACTCAGCTAAACTTTTACCGACTTTATCACCAGCATTCCAGCTAGAAGGGAACGCAACAAAACAAGCCTCTAATTTTCCTTTGTGCATGATAACAACATCATCTTCAATTGCCAAACCTAAATCTTTTATGTTATTACATTCTGTAAATAATTGATAATCATTAGGTTGATTAAACAATGATAATTTTGCTGCTGTTCTTTCAGCAAGTTTTTCTTTTTGTGCAATCTCTGTTTCAAACCAAATGTTATCACCTAGATTATTTAACTCAATTAGTTTTTGATTTTGTATTTCTAGGTCGGTTTCATTTGCATTGAACTTTGGCTTTTCACAATTTGTAAAAACTGGTTTCATATCAAATGGGTTTCTAATTACATGTTCAAACATTGTCTTTAAAATTTTTTTCTTCTTGCTCTCTTTTTTTATCCATGTCATGATAAATTATTTGTAATATAACTATACCAATAGTTGCACCTAGATAAATCATTATGATACCTCTTTAATTTCTAGAACAACACATTTTGGTATGATTGTAGAATTACCACAGTCATCAATACTGCCATCTTCTTTAAAATTAAAATCTGAAACAACTCTAACAATGTCATCATCTTCATTACTAACTAAAAAACCTGTGCTTAAACATCTAGGTAATTTACTTTCTTTTACATCTTCTATACTTTGCCATGATGAATCTGATGTGATATCAATCCAATATACATGTACAAATTTGTAGGGTATCTTTTTAATTTTACTCATAATGTAATACCTAATAAGGTGTTCATGTCAACTCTTGATGAGGTCGAGAGAGAGTGAGCTGACATGAACGGGAACTTTTAATTTATCCTCATCATTAACCATTCTAACAGGTCTAACAAGACTTGTCAAGGTTTTTATGCATCAACACCTGAAGCACTACCTGGTGCTTGTGGGTATTTTGGTGCTTCTTCAATCATGAAATTTTCATCCCATTTGAAAGCCTCTCTTACTACATCTTTCGATAAACCTTTATATACTTGATGTAATTTTTTATCTTTTGCATCACACAATACTTGTGCTTCAGATTCGTGTAAACCCTCACACATTTGAATAAACATTTTTTCTTTTTGTGGTTGGGTTGTATCATTGTCTGCACCTTTAATAAAGTGCCATAACTTTCTTGCTTCACTTTGAAGAACAGTATGTTCTGTTCCCATAGGGGCATCATTTTTTGTATATGGTACTTCACCTGTTGGTATAACCCATTCTATTTTTGGGTCGAAAGATGCTTTCAATACCATTCTTAATGAACTGTTATCATTAACTATGAGTATTGCTACCTTTTCTGATTTTGTTTTTGCTTTATGTACTTTATCAAGTACTTCTGAAAACAATAATGTATAATTACCATTTGCCATTTTAAAATTCTCCAATTTGTTCAGTTAGACTTTTCAGTCTTTTATCTATAAAATAATTTAACAGTTTACTTCTGTCGCCACAAGTGGCTCCTTTGAAATCATCTAGAATATTTTCTTCTAATTTTTCTGGTATATTATCCAAATTAATTAGCTTGTCATTTCTTTGATAGTTTCTTTTCAACTCATCATTTAAATCATCAATATCTTGAGCAAGTATACTCTGTATTTTCTTAGATGTCAAAGGTCTTTGTCTTAATTCATCTGTGAAAGTATGGTCGGGGGATAATACATTTGGAACGCCATCTGACTTATCACCTTTTAATACATGCTCTTTTATATAGACAACTGGGTCAATGCCATTTACATGTTTTTTAGTAATTGGACTATACTGACTTACATTGTCGTATTTTTGTAATTGTATAAAGTCTTTATCACCCGATACAATCATGATGTTTTCACTTTGATAATGTTTACATATTATTGCAATTACATCATCTGCTTCTGCCCCATAAGTTTCAACAACTTTATAGGGAAGAAATTCTTTTACTTCTTCTTTAAGCTTATTCAATACCCCAAAGATACTATCCCAATCTTTGCCATCTGATTCTCTACTTTTTCTACGACTATGTTTATATTGTGGAAATACTTCTCTACGCCAATATGCTCTTGAATCATAAGTGAGAACTATCTCACCATAGTCTTCGTTAAACATTGTCCTATACATTCGTACTGAATTTAATATCATATGTCTAACCATTTCATCATCTAACTCACCTTTATTCATGTGCAAGTGCATCATTAAAGATGCTAAAGAGATTTGATTCATGTCAACTAATATCATATTAAACTCCGTTTAGAAAGGGTGGCCCGAAGACCACCCCACTAATTCTTAATTAATTAAGAAGCGAATTGTACGCCATTACCATAAAGTGCTTTAATTCCAGCAGCGATAATTGTTTTATCTGCTCTACCGTTCATTAGTACTGCACCTACACCAGCGTTAATAATTGCTTGTGTTGGTTCACCCATACGATATGATGTTCCACTAGCAGTTTTGTTAGTGTAAATCATATAACCTTGACTTCTTAATTTATCAACCATTGCTTGTGGTGAAGTTAAGTCAAATGTTGTTCTTAATTGTGTCCAAGTGACTGTATCGCCTCTTTCAAACGCATTAATTACTCTTTGTGTTTTTGATAGTTTCTTTCTACCCATATTATAATCTCCTATGATTATTATTGTTTATAACTAAGTTAGAG